CCTCCCGGTTTTTCGCGGTTTGTACGGATTTTGAGCTGGCGTTGATCTTGTCCGTACGGGTTGCGAATCCAAGAGACGATCAAGACCGTTTCCGCTGGTCAGAGGCTCGGGTTTTCGATCCCAGGAACGTCCGCGAGCAGTGCGTCAACGAACTTCTGCATCAAGATCGAGTGCTCGTCCGGGAATTCGGCGCAATGCTCGACCATCACATCCTCGCGGTGCTTGAGGAACTCGGCGAAACCCACCCCGTAGTCGAGGTGCAGCTCAGCTGAGCATTCCGGGCACTGCGTCATACACCGCATTGTCCCAGATCAAACAACCGGAGGTGACCGATGAGCGGTAGCCGTGGACCACTGAGCAACCCGAACGCGATCCGTCGGAACCTTCCCCGCAGCTCCAAGGTCCAGCTGCCGATGGAGGGCTGGCAGGGTCCGATCCCGGACTGGCCCCTACTTGAGGCCAGCGAGGCTGAGCTGCACCGCTGGGACATGCTCTGGCACACCGCGCAGGCCGCCGCGTGGGTGCGGATGCACATCGACATGACCATCGCCCTCTACGTGCGAGTCTCTCTCGCCGTGGAGAACGAGGCCAAGAACAACATCGCCACCGCACAGACCCTCAACTCGATGACCGCGATGCAGGACCGCCTCGGGCTCAACCCGCAAGCGCTCAAGCGTCTGGAGTGGGAGATCGTCGCGGACGAGGTCGAGGAGCAGCGCGAAGCCACCCCGGCGCGCCGGCGGTTGAAGGCTGTGGACCCGGATGTCCCTGCGTAGCAAGGGCACGAACCTGCGCCGCTGCCCACACGCCGCGCGGGGCCCGGAGCACGGCTGCACACATGACGGCCACTACCACGTGCGGGACTACTTCCGCGACAACATCGACCACGAGTCGCCGGCGCATGTGCAGCGGTGGCGGGACTGGTTCGCCGCGCACGGTATCGACCCGGCCGAGGTGTTGCTGACGCACTGGGTGGAGCGCCAGGGCGAGGTCGGTACGCACATCGAGAACAAGATCATGTGGCTTGAGTACGGCGTGCGCAATGGCGAGCAGATCACGGTGCACAAAGAGATCAACCTGGGTGCTCGTGTGCCCGACCCGTTCCCCGTCCCGTAGGAGTTTGTGATGACGTACCTGCCCACCGCGAACCTGAGCCCGCTGCTCACCTTCACGCAGTTCTCCAGCACGGTCGGCGCTCTGCAGACCGCGCTGATCGCGGCCTACCCGTCGCTGAACATCCAAGTCGTCGCCGACACGCTGTCCGGGGAGACCACCAACGCGGTGGTGATCTCGAACAACAGCACCGTGTTCACGGTCCCGCCCGGCAGCTACGTCGGCTACAACAACGGTCAGTGGACCCAGTACACGGCCGCCAAGCTGGCTCAACTGTTCACCGTCTACCCGTAAGCCATGCCCTGGCACGGGGGAGACGGTGATCCGGGCGCTTTCCCGACGTTGGGCTTCGCGGTTATCGACTGGATCGAAGCAAACCTCATCGTCCCGGACGGAGCTCGTCGCGGTGAACCGTTCCTGCTGACGCCCGAACAGCAGTGGCACATCATGAAGTCGTACCAGCTCAAGCCACACGCTCGGGCCGATATGGGCTCGCAAGCGTTCACGTACTACGGCTCGCTGTTGGTGCGTCCACAGAAGAGCGGCAAGGACCCGCTGGCGGCCGCGCAGGCGTGTGCTCAAGCGCTCGGCCCGGTGCGGTTCGCCGGCTGGGACGCAAGCGGAGAGCCGGTGGGCTCTCCTATGCCGACGCCCTGGATCCAGTGCGCAGCCAACTCAGAAGATCAGGTTGGCAACACCTTCAGCCCGATCTTCACGATGCTCTCGGAAGGCCCAGCGGCGAACACCCCAGGTCTGGATGTGGGCCTGACCAGGGTGAATTTACCGGACGGTGGCCGTATCGAGCCGGTCACAGCGGCGGCCAAGAGCCGCCTAGGTGCCCGGATCACCTTCGCCACCTTCACCGAGTCGGGCCTGTACACCGAGTCATCCGGCGGCGTGACCTTGGCGCGCACCATGAAGCGCGGTTTGGCCGGCATGGACGGCCGCTGGATGGAGCTCACTAACGCCTACGATCCGTCGGAGCGTTCGGTGGCTCAGCGAACGTGGGAAGCCAAGGCTCCGGGCGTCTTTCTGGACTACCGGCAGCCCCGGGTGCGCGTCGACCTGGACGACGATCAGGCGTTGCGGACCGAACTGCTGTACGTGTACGGCGATTCGGCCATCGAGAACGGCGGCTGGGTTCGCATCGAGCGGATCATGGACGAAATCCGCGACCCGAGCACCGGCGAGGGCGAGTCTCGCCGGTTCTATCTCAACGAGGTCACGGTCGGGTCGCGCGACGCCATCGACATGATCAAATGGACGGCTCAGCGAGACTCCAGCGAGCCGCTCCAGAAGCGCCAGCAGGTCGCGTTGGGCTTCCACGGCTCCCAGAACCGCGACGCCACCTCGCTGTGCGCCTCACGGCTGTCTGACGGCCGCATTTACCACCTCAGGACGTGGGAACGGGCCCCCGGAGAGTCGGAATGGACCGTTCCGCGCGAGGAAGTCCACCAAGCCGTCCGGGACGCGTTCAAAGCCTTCGAAGTCGAGGCCATGTTCTGCACTCCCACTGGTTGGCAGACCGAAGTCAACGTGTGGGACGGGCAGTACCCGAAGAAGGTCTACGAACTGTGGACCAACTCGGAACTTCGCATGGATCAGCTGGTGGAGCGGTTCCAAACGGCCCATCGGGGCGACGAATTGACCCATGACGGCACCGAAATCCTCACTATGCACGCCGCTGGGGCCGCTTTGGCCAACGGAAAGCGGCGTTCCACGGCTGAGGAGCGGGTGCCGGGGCAGCCTGAGCACTACCAGCGCATCGTGAAGAAGTCGCACGCACAGTCAATTTCGGCCTTCATGGCCGCGCTTCTGGCCTACGAAGCCCGTGGTTGGGCCATCGAACACGGGTCGTTGGCGAAGCGGAAAGTACCCAACTTGTGGTGAAAGGGGCCTCGAGCATGCCGCAGTGGCTCCTTTTGACCCTCGAAATCGTCGGATGTGCCCTGTTCGTGGCCGGAACGGCCCTGATTTACGTCCCGGCGGCGTTTCTGGTCGCCGGTGTAGCCATCGTGGTCGCCTGCGAGCGTTGGTCGGTCGCTGAGACCGAGCGCCGGCAGGCGGCACGCCGGTGAGCATTTTCAAGCTGCGGGATCGTCGCGCGAACATCGAAAACCCGAACGTCCCGTTGAACAACCTGTCTCTACTGGGCCTGTTCGGCGGCCAGCCCACCGACTCGGGTGTGCCGGTCACCGAGTACACGGCGATGAACATGTCGGCCGTCTACCGGGCCGTCAGCCTCATCTCCGGGCTCGCTGGATCGCTGCCACTGAACGCGATCGACGACACCACGAAGAAGCCGGTCACCGGGACGATCCTGGACGACCCGCACCCGGACATGACGCCGCTGGAGTACTGGCGGCTGATGGCCGCGCACCGCTGCCTGTGGGGTAACTGCTTCTCGCAGAAGGTCTACAAGCGCGGCGGCAAGATCGCCCACCTGAACCCGATCGCACCGGACCGGGTTACGGTGCTACGGGCGAAGCCGATCACGGCCAACCCGTCCGGGAAGATCTTCAAGATTACCCAGGTGGACGGCACGATGACCGTGCTGACCCCGAACGAGGTCATGCACATCCCCGGCATCGGCTATGACGGGCTTTGCGGGATCTCCCCGGTCCGGATGGCCGCGCAGGCGATCGGCATGGCGCAGGCGGCGGAAGCCACGGCGGCGCGGCTGTTCAAATCCGGGAACATGCTCTCCGGGTTGCTGTCCACCGAGGCGGAGCTGGACCAGCAGCAGGCCGAAACGCTGCAGGCCCGGTGGGCGGAGAAGTTCTCCGGCATCGACGGTGCGCACCGGGTCGCGGTGCTGGACTCCGGTGCCAAGTTCCAGAGCTTGACGATGCCGAACGACGACGCGCAGCTGCTCGAGTCCCGCGACTTCCAGGTCACGGAGGCGGCGCGGTTCTTCGGCATCCCGCCGTACCTGATGTACCAGACGGACAAGACCACGTCGTGGGGCTCCGGGCTGGAGCAGCAGGCACGCGGCTTCAACCAGTTCGACCTACACCCGAACTGGCTGGCCCCGGCCGAGCAGCGGATCACCAAGGAGCTGCTGCCGGCGGGGCAGACCGCCCGCTACGACATCGACCGGTTGCTGCGCGGCGACTCGATCGCCCGCGCCGAGTACTACCGGGTGATGTTCGAGATGGGCGTGTTGAACCCGAACGAGATCCGCGACCAGGAAGACCTGCCGCCGCGTGACGGCGGCGACAAGTACATGGAGCCGCTGTCCGCGACTCCGATCAACGCGCCGCTCGGTACCGACCCGGTGGTCGGCGGCTCGTCTCTCGGCCCGTCAGACGGCGGCTAACCGGCAATGAGGGGTTTGAGATGACGTTCTGCGTTGTAGTGGCGTCCGGAGCGTCGGGCGTTCAGGCCGTGACCGGTGATTGCGAACTGGTCGGGTTCTCCGTCCGTGAATCCGCTGGCACGCCGGCCGCCGCCTCGGTGGTGCTGCGGGACGGCACCTCGTCAGCTGGTGCGTCGCGGGTGTTCGCGTCCCTGGCCTTGAGCACCGCCTACACCAAGATGCTGCCCGCCGTCGAGTTCAAGACCGGGATTTTCGTCGACCGGACAGCGGGCTCGACCGAGCTCGTGCTGTACCTCGACTAGTGAAGGGATCGGCGATGCTTCGTAGCCTGCCGAGTGGTGAAGAGCGTCGCAGTCTCACTCTGTCCGACGCTTCCGTCTCGATTGATGATGCTGGCGAGACCGCCGGCCCCCGATTCGGTGGGCACGCGGCGGTGTTCAGCTCCCGGACCGCGATCGGGAACCCGCAGACCTTCGGCTTCTTCGAGGAGATCGCCCCCGGCGCGTTCTCGAAGACCCTCGCCGAGGGCGACGCGCGGATGTTGGTCGACCACGACTCCGCGCACGTCGTATCCCGCGTGTCGGCCGGCACGCTGCGGCTGGCGCAGGATCAGCGCGGCCTCGCCGTCGACTCGGAGCTCGACACCAACCTGTCCTACGTCAACGACCTGGTGGCGAACCTGCGTAACGGGAACATCACCGGCATGTCCTTCGGGTTCATGGTCGTCAAGGACGATTGGTCCACCGAAGAGGCCCGCAACGCCGACGGTGGCACCTCAGAGGTCGAGGTACGGATCATCCGCGAGGCGAAGCTGATCGAGGTTTCCCCAGTGACGTTTCCCGCCTACGAGTCCACTGACGCCGGGGTGCGGGACTCCATCACCACCGCCCTGCGCCACCGGGGCGATCCGGAAGCGATCGCCCGGCGCACCAAGTTCCGCCCAGAGCTCGCTGAGCTACTGGACGACGTCGTTCGTGATGAGCCGGCTGAGACCACTCATGGCGCCGACCCGGAAGTAGAACCAGCTGAGATCCCGGAAACCGAGCCGGCCGCGTCCACTCGGGACTTCGAATCTGAGCAGTACACGGCCCTGGCGAAGGCCCGCGCACTCGCGGTCCGTCTGACCCTGGCCGCCTAACCACCCACCCTTACGACCCCCTGCGCGCTGCGTACGGGGGTTGTTGGCATGCCTGAAAGGACGCGAGCCAACGATGAGCAACGAACTGAACAAGCGGTACCGCGAGGAGCTCATGGGGCTCTCGCACCGCATGAACGAGATCCTCGGCGAGACCGAGAAGGCCGGCGAGTGGACCGCTGAGCAGCGGACCAACTTCGACACCGCCAGCGCGCGGGCCGACGAGCTCGAGGCGAAGGTCACCGAGCTCGAGGCCGACGCGAAGCGCGCCGACCGTGCGCACGGTCTCGACGCCGTGGACTACTCCTCGGTCGTGCAGACCCGCGCGGGAGCCCCGGTTCAGACCCCGGAGCAGTCGGTGGAGGAGCGTGACGCCGCCCACGACTCCGAGTACCTGCGGGCCTTCGAGTCCTACGCCCGTGACGGCCTCGAGAACCTGCGCCCCGAGCAGCGGCAGCTACTGGCCGCCAACTACGTGCAGCCTGGCTCCGAGCAGCGCGCGGGCCAGCTCACCTCGCCGAGCTCCGCTGGTGGCTACCTGATCCCGCCGGGCTACCGGCACATCATGATCGAGCGGATGAAGGCGTTCGGCGGCCTGCTGCAGTACGCCACCGTCATCAACACCTCGACCGGTAACAGCCTGCAGTGGCCGACCAACGACGACACCGCCAACCAGGGCGCGATCCTGGCTGAGGCCAACGCGTTCCCGACGATGGTCGACTTCACGTTCGGCACCGCGACCCTGGGCGCGTGGCTGTACGCCTCCGGCATCGCCAAGATCTCCGTGCAACTGCTGCAGGATGAGGTGTTCGACCTGAACACCTGGCTGCCGGATCACCTCGGCACCCGGATCGGCCGCAAGGTCGCCGCCGTGCTGGTCACCGGTGCCGGCACGACCGAGCCGCTGGGTGTGGCCACCAACGCCACCGTCTCGGTGACCGGTGCCGACCAGACGTCGATCACCTACGACAACCTGATCGATCTCGAGCACTCGCTCGACCCGGCGTACCGCAACAACTGCCGGTTCATGATGAGCGATGCCGCCCTGGCGGTCATCCGCAAGGTCAAGGACTCGCAAGGGCACCCGCTGTGGGTGCCGGTGCCGGTTCCGGGCATGGCCCCGACGATCAACGGCAACCCCTATTTCGTGGACCAGGGAATGGCCGTTCCGGGCGCGTCCGCCAAGTCGATCCTGTTCGGCGACTTCGCGCGGGCATACGTGGTCCGCCACGTGCTCGACATGAACATGGTGCGGTTCGCCGAGCGGTACATGGACACCCTGCAGGTCGGGTTCCTCGCGTTCACCCGTTTGGACGCAACCGTGCAGGACTCCAACGCCTACGCGGCGTTCCAGCACCACGCCTGATCCGTTCTCCGCTTCACCCGCGAACACCCCCGTTGCTCCCTGGTGGGGGTGTTCGCGGTTCCACCCTGAATAAGGAGTTGTCATGGCTGTCCGTAAAACAGCGGCCAAGTCTGCGCCCGAGCCCAAGGTTGAACTGCCCGAAGACGATGGTGGTCGCCTCAATCACGTGAGCCGTGATGAAGACGGCAACTCCCTGGAGAACCCCGGCTTCCGGCTGCAGGTCCAGGAAGGTGCGTCGGACGCGGACAAGGTGGCCGGCTGGAACCTGAACGGTGAGCTGCCGCCCGAGGAGATCATCGTCTACATCGCGAAGCCGCAGGTCTGACATGCCCCGCGTCCGGATGCTGACGGCGATCTCCAACCGCAATTTCATGCTGCCGGACGGCGCGGAGGCGGATGTGCCGGCCGAGCTGGCGCAGATGTGGGTGGCCGCAGCGGTCGCTGAGTACGTCAGGTCGGAAGCCGTTCTGACCCCCGAGCGCCGGCGTCCCGGCCGTCCCCGCAAGAACCCCGTTTAGGAGCTCCCATGTCTTATCAGCGTGCGGACGGCCGTTACGTCTACACCGAGCAGTTCAAGATCCCCGGCACCGTCGTCACCGCGAGCGGCAACAGTCCCTCGGTCGACACCGGCTCGGCCTCTGGCCTGCGCAGCATTTCCGTGGTCACAGCTGCCGTGAGCGGCACTACCCCGTCGTTGGTCATCCAGCCGCAGACCAGCCCGGACAACAGCACCTGGGTGAGCGTCGGGTCGCCTTACACCGCGATCACGGCGAACGGCACAGCAGCCAAGCCGGCCCTGGGCCCCCTGGATCGGTACTTCCGGCTGAACTACGTGGTCACCGGCACCACCCCGACGTTCACTCTCACCGTCACTGGCGACCTGGTCTGACATGACCGACCCGGTCACGGACTACTTGACCGTGGTCCAGCTGAAGACGGCGCTGCAGATCACGAACGACACGAAGGACGATCTGCTGCAACTGGCGATCACCTCGGCGTCGCGGCAGATCGACACGCACTGCCGCGACCAGTTCTGGTCATCGGACACGCCCAGTGCTCGGGTGTTGGCCCCGGACTATCCGGGCGACATCTGGACCGGGGCCTACGCCTCGACGGTCGGGATGACGGTCGAAACTGACGATGACTGCGACGGGGTGTTCGAAACCCTGTGGGCGGCCTCGGATTGGCAGGCGGAGCCGCTGGTGCCGCAGGCCGGTTACCCGTTCAACCGGGTCACGGCGGTGGGGCACAAGTTTTTCCCCGGTGCCCGTAAGCATCCGTTCCTGACTTTCCCCTACAACGGTTACGGCTACGGGTACGCCAGCGGTTATCCGGGCGGCGGTGCGGGGCAAACCCTGTACGGCCGGCCGCAGCGGGCCCGGGTGCGCATCACCACCCGGTGGGGTTGGCCGGCGGTACCCGCCCAGGTAATGCAGGCGTGCCAGGTGATTGCCATCGACAACTACAAGTCGAAGGACTTCACCAACGGCAGCGCCGGCACCACCGGGTTGGCGACGGGTTCGTTCGGCAGTGCGCGCAGTTCGCTGGTGCAGCACAGCCTCTCGCCGATGGCCTGCAGCCTGTTGCGCGGTTTGCGCGACGTGGTGGTGGCCTGATGTTGCTGGCCCGGAGGTTGCGGCTGGCGGTGGTGGAGCGGCTCGGGAACATCGACGACCTGACGATTTACCCGAAGATCCCGGACTCGGCGAACGTGCCGTGCGCGTGGATCGCCCCGGATAAGTCCAAGAACTACACCGAGTACCAGGTGCGCTTTCAAGGTGGCCTGACTCAGTACAACTTTGTCGTCGAGATCATCACCAACCGCCAGGACATCGAATCCGCTCAGGACATCCTGGATGACTACCTCAGCGACGATGGCCCGTTCATCACCCGCCTTCAGGCCCTGGACGTGGGCGACTCCCTTTCGGAGTTGATCGGCAACAACATCGAAGTCCTCTCCGCCAGCCGTTACGGCAGTTACAAGGTCGGCGGCACGGTGTATTTGGGTTTCCAGCTGGCTTTCCAGCTGTTCGCTTAGGAGAACTCATGGCTAACAAGGCTACGGCGCCCAAGTATGCCGTAAATCAGCCGTTCGACCGCACTGAAGGTGTGAAGAACGTCAATTACCAGCCGGGTGACGACTGGCCCGGTGACCACCCAGATACCCAGAAGTATTTGGAGTGGCAGCTAATCGTCCCGGCTCCCGCCGGGTCTAGCCAACCTGGCAACACTGATGAAGGGGCCGAATAATGGCTACGCGTAATGTGCTTGTTGGCCGGAACTTGGCCATCTGGGCTGATGGTTATGACATTTCCGGCAACGGCAACGAGGTCAAGATCAAGCGGGATGCCGCGAAGATCGACGCCACGGTGTTCGGTGACCACTTCTCCTACGACCTGGCCGGCATCCAGAAGGCCAGCCTCGAGTTCAAGGGCTTCTACGCCGCCGGCTACGGGTTCCTGGACCAGATCGTCAACCAGCGGTTCGGCCAGACCAACGACGTGCAGACCCTGACCGCCCCCGCCGGCCTCGCCGCGCTCGGACCGGCCATCATGATCCCCTCGGTGATCAGCAAGTACGACGTGGACGTCAAGCTCAAGGGCGCCGTCGACATCGACGCCGAGTTCGACGCACGCGGCTACATGGACCAGGGGTTCCTGCTGGTCAGCCCCATCGGGGCGACCACGGTCACCGGCTTTTCCGCCGTGCTGGACAACACCGCCAACGGTGGTGCCACCGCCGGCGGGTGGGCCGCGCAGCTGCACGTCTCGACCGTGGCTGGTACCACCCCGTCGCTGACCATGAAGCTGCAGGGTTCCCCGGACGGCACCACCTGGACCGACCTGCCGGGTGGGCTGTTCACCGCCGTGACCGCGTCGAACCAGGCGCAGCGGCTGGTGCAGCCGAACGGGATCGCCACCCCCGCGCAGATCAAGGCCAGCTGGACGATCACGGGGACCACCCCGTCGTTCAACGCCATGGTCGGCTTCTCCCGCAGCGTCGTCTACACCTGAGTTAGCTGATGGCCGAGATTCGCATCTCGGTGAACTTCGAGGGTCTCGATAGCGTCCAGTCCGACTTGGATCGGATTGTCCGCGCTATCGAGCCCCCCTCGCTCACCGAGTCCCTCGGTGTGGGTGCCGATGTGTTCGTGACCTCAGCTTTCGATGCGGCCCCGAAAGAGACCGGCCGCCTCGCCGCGTCGATGCACAAGGAACCCGACGGCGAGGGTTGGGTGATCAGCCCCGGGGATGTTCCGTACGCGAACATCCAGAACGTCGGCGGCGACAACTACGGCAACCCGTTGATGACGTTCATGGGCCGCGACGGCTGGATCAGTACCACGCACGTGCATCTGGTGGGTTCGCATTACATGGATGACGCGTTCGCGCTGGGCCACGACATGGCCGCCGAAGCGGTCGCCCAGGAAATCAACAAGAACATCGAAGGCTGATCGGCCTTCGTGCACGACAAAACAGGAGATGATCGTTGTGAGCTCTGAATTCGAAGAGAAGTATCCGGTCTTTGACTCGCACGTCGATGCCCAGCCGGAGCTCGAAGAGCGGGCCGTGTCGGTGCCGAAGCTGAAGCGCACTGTTCTGCTCCGCGAGTTCGACGGCGGCGAGCAGAACGAGTACCGCAGGCCGATGTATAAGATCAACGGCACGAAGATCGAGCTGTCGATGGATGAGGTCAACCTCCGGCTCATCGCCATCGGCATGCGGCGCCAGGACGGCAGCCGCATGTACCCGAACACCGACACTGGCATCAAGCTTCTGAAGAAGTGGCCGGCGAGCATCGTCGAGTTCCTGGCCAAGCATCAGCGCGAGCTCAACGGTGAAGAGGAAGACGACGCCACCATAGAGGGAAACTCCGAGGGCGAGCGGACCTCCGAGCTTTCATCCGACTCGCCATCGCTTTCGGTTGCCTCCCCAGTGAGTTCGGACGGCGAGTAGGAGTCAGAGAGCTCCGTCTGCTGTATGCCTTCGAGCGGATCGAGGGCCCGATCGGCAGTCGGCGTGACGATTACAACGCCGCGATGGTCGCCATGAACACTCTGTCTCCGCACGTCAAAGAGGGCACGAACCTCACCCTTGATCAGTTCTTGATCAAGTACGGCGGTCAGTCGGAGGAAGAGCCCCAGGACGGTGAGTTCGGCGAGCCCGAGGTGTGGTTCGACCAGTCGTTCCTGCAGTACTCGCCCGACCAGATGTCGACAACACAATGATGGGGGTGAACGGTGGCGGATTCTGGTTTGACAATTCGGATCTTGGCTGAAGCCCAGCAGGCACTCGATGCCATTGCCGAGGTGAAGGCCGCGATCGCGGGGTTGTCGAACGAGACCGTCACTCTGAACGTCGACACCAGTGGCGTCGCCGAGGCCGAAACGGAGCTTGCCGCTCTGAAGGCCGAGGCGGACGCCCTGGATGGCGACAACGTCAAGCTCGACGTGGACACCTCCCAGGTCGCGGCTGCCACCCAGGCGGTCACCGCCCTGGAGCAGGGCATGACGACGGCGGAGTCGGACGCGCAGGCGTTGGGGCAAGAGTTCGGTGCGACCAGCCAGATCATGTCCACGTTCGCCACCGACACCCAGGGGGTGTCCCAGGCGCTCGGAGCGGCCGCCGGCGTGGCCAACACGTTCGCGGTGGACGCCCAAGGCGTTGCCGAGGCTCTGACCACCGCTGAGACCGGTTTCCAGGACATCGAGCAAGGCCTTGGCGTCCTGGAGAGCGGCCTGCAGACGGGGGAGCAGGCGTTCCTGGCCATCGAGGGCGCGGTCGTCGACGCGGAGACGGCGTTCCAAGACCTGGGCAACGGGCTGAATGACGCCGAGAACGGCGCCCTGCTGGTCACCCAGACGATGAACAACCTGGACCAGGTGATCGGCACCCTCATCGGGTCGATCAACGCCGGGGTCAGTGGCGTCAAGACGTTCTTCGACTCCTTCGACGGCGTCGCGCAGGCCATCGGCCCAGCCATCAGCGCGATCACCATGTTCGGGGTGGGCGCGGCCATCGCCACGGCGGCGGCCGGTGCCTTGGGCACCGCTGTGGCCGCGCTCGGGGTGGCCGCGTCGTTGGCGTTCGCCGGGTTCGGCGCGGGCATGCTGCTGGCCGGTGCCGCGATCACCGGGCTTGTGGTGCTGGCCGAGATGGGCGACAAGCAGATCAAGGCCGGGTGGAAGGCGCTCGGTACCGAGGCGAAGAAGGACTTCGCGGACATCGCCAAGCCGTTCGGTGAGGTCATCAACCAGATGATCCGCACCACCAAGGACGCGTTGCCGCAGATCGCCGCCCCATTGAAGGACGCGTTCAAGCAGATCGCGGCCGCCGCGAAGACCGGTATTCAGCCGGCGATCACGTCGCTGATCCTGCTGGCCAAGGGCTTCAAGGACATCACCCAAACCTTGGCGCCGTCGTTCGAGACGTTCTTCAAGAACATGCCCGGCCTGGTCAGCGCCGGCATCGGCGCGGTGAAGCAGATGGCGACCGCGTTCGCCGGACTGGGCTCCGACATCCAGAACAAGGCCCTCAGTGCGGTGTCCGGGTTCATGGGCGCCCTCGGCGGCCTGGGCGCGGCGCTGATCCGCATCGGCGGCGGGGCGTTCACCACGTTCATCCACGACTGCGACCAGATCATCAACGCGGTCAAGGGCATGGCGGACAAGCTCGAGCCGGCGCTCAAGCCGGCGATGGGCGCGTTCACCAACCTGTCCCTCGCGGTGATCAGCGCGGTGGGTGCCAGCACCGGGTCCATGGAGAACCTGTCCGGGGCGGTGTCACGCAACTCCCAGGCCATCGGCGGCGAGTTCGACAAGGTCATCCAGGCCGTCTCCGGGATCGGTGTCGCGTTCTTCGACGCCCTGGGCCAGTGCAGACCGGCGTTCAACCAGATCGCGCAGCTAGTCAAGGACAACGGCCCGCAGATCCAGGCCGCCATCAAGCAGGTCGTCGAAGGCATCATGTTCCTGGCCGGGTGGTTCATCTCCATCATCGGCATCGTCGAGCGGGTCATCGCGGTCATCGAGAAGCTCGTCGGCTGGTTCAAGAACCTGTTCAGCGCGACGGACCCGGTCGCGGCGGCCACCGACAAGGCCGGGAAGTCCATCGCCGGCCTGGGCGCCACCTCGGATCAGACCGCCCAGGGCGCGGCGAAGGTCGCCGACTCGATGAAGGGTGTTCACGACAACGCCCAGGACATGGCCGACAGCCTGACCGGCGCGGACCCGAAGCTGCTGGGGCTGGGCACCAACGCGCAGGCGGTCACGCCGAAGGTGGACGACCTCAAGGGGTCGATGCAGGGGCTGCTGCCGCCGATCGACGATGTGGGCAACGCGGTCAAGAACCTGTCGCCGCCGATCAACAAGAGCGGCCAGGACTTCGTGGCCGCGAAGGCCCCGGCGAAGCAGTACGCGGATCAGCTGAAGGTGCTCAAGGACCAGATCGCGGTCCTGAAGGACGCCCAGAAGCAGGGCGCGGACGCCACCAAGAGCTACGGCACGTCCACGGACGCCACCACGAAGAGTGTGCAGAAGCAGAACCCGGAGATTCAGAAGCTGCAGCAGCAGTACGACGCGCTGAAGCTGAAGGCTGACCTGGCCAAGCAGGGCCAGGACGGGGTCAACCAGTCGCTGCAGAACGGCATCCCGGCGACCGCCGGGTTCGGCTCGGGCATCAAGCCGATCCCGCAGTATCTGCAGGACTCGCTGACCGCCGCGACCGGTGCGGCCCCGGCGATCGGGGACGTGGGCGACAAGTCGGGTACGTCGGCGACGCAGCTGCAGAATCTGTCCACGGCCGCGCAGCAACTGGGCACGAACCTGACGAACCTGCAGACCGACGCCAAGAACCTGGAAACGATCACCGGCGAGCTGGACCAGGCCTTTGACAAGTTGGTCGCTGACTCGAAGACCCTCACCACGTCGGTCACCACGTTGGACACCGACCTGAAGGCCCTGGACACCACGGTCAAGGCGCTGGACAAGGACATCGTCCAACTCGACAAGGACCTTGTTCAGCTCAATACCGACGTGAAGACGTTCGACACGAGCCTGAAGGCTCTGGATACGGACACGGTCAAGTTCGACGCCGACATCGTGCAGCTCGACAAGGACCTGAAGACCCTCATCACCGATGTGGGTGCCCTGGACACCGCGATCAAGGCCCTCACTCTCACGGTGGCGGCCGACGACGCGGCGATCAAGGCCCTTGACGTGGACCTGAAGACGCTGACCGCTGACATGGTCGCCGCGTCGAAGGCCGCCACCGATTTGGCGGCGGCGCTGACCCAGTTGGGGCAGTCGGCCACCAGTGCGGCGAGCGGGCTGAAGAGCGTTGCCGCCGCGACCGGCTCGGGCGGCGGTGGCGCGAGCGGTGGCGCCGCCGGCGGCATGGCCGCGACCGGTACCGCCGCTCAGACCCTCGGTTCGAGCCTCGACGGGTTGAGCCGGACCACCTCTGACCTGAGCCGGTCGGTCCAGCAGCTCAACAAGTCCGTTCAGGGTCTCGCGCCGTCGCTGCAGCAGGGCGCTCAGGGCGGCCAGCAGCTCGGCCAGGGGCTGCAGCAGTCCGGTAAGGGTGCGCAGCAGGGCGCCGCCGGTATCGACCAGTACGGCAACTCCGCGCGCGGCCTGGAGAAAGACCTCGGACAGCTCAAGGACCGCGAGCAGCAGGTTGCCAACGCCCAGCACGATCTGAACAAGGCGATGGCCGCCGGCGGCGCGGAGGCAATCAAGGCCGCGCAGGGGATCCTCGCGCACGCGAAGGCGGCGGCGCAGGACGCCAAGTCCATCGCCGAGGCGGACCGGGAGAACCAGGCCAACAACCACGAGATGGCGCAGACCCCGAAGTCGGCCGCCACCGCCGGGGACGCCCTGCAGAGCTTGGGGCAGAAGGCCCAGGCCATGGGCAAGGCCATCGGCGGCGCCGTGGGCAGCGCGATCAAGGCCGTCGGCGAGCTCGCCAGCGCCGTCGGTAAGGACGTCGGCAAGGTCGAGTCCGCGTTCAAGAACATGGGCGACTCCGCGTCCAAGGTCGGGAAGATGTTCGGCACCATGGCCTCGGAAGGGGCCAAGGGGCTCTCCTCGCTCGCCTCCAACGCCGGCAAGGCCGCCGGCGCTGTCGCCAGTTCCCTCGGCAAGACCCTGGGCACCGCCCTGTCGCAGGCCGCGCAGGGGATTTCGCACCTGGCCTCGGTCGCCGGGAAGGGCTTCGGGGACATCCTCAAGGACACCGGCAAGATGGGCCAGGCCGCGCAGAACGTGTCCAAGGCCGCCAACACCATGCAGACCAGCATGTCTAAGGCCATGTCGAACATGACCAAGGCCGTGTCCTCGGGCATGTCGCAAGCCGCATCCGCCGTGTCCAAGGGCATGCAGAGCATGACCAAGGCCGTCGGTCAGGGCGTGTCCAACATGGCCCAGACTGTGTCCAAGGGAATGGGCGCCGTCGTTGGTGCCGTACAGAAGGGCATGCAGGCGGCCGCTGGCGCGGTGAGGGCGGCCGCCCCGGCATTCACCAGTGCGGCGGCGTCCATAATGAAGGCCACCGCTGGGGCCATCTCGCAGGCGGCTCCTGCCGTAGCGAGTGCGGCATCAAATGCCATGAAGAGCGCCGGGAAGGCGGCTCAACAGGCGGCACCGCCAGCTGGTCAGGCCGCCGGACAGGCGCTGACTCAAGGAGCCGCGAGCGGTATCGGTAAGGGCACCCCGGCGGCTGTGGGGGCAGCCGAAGGCGCCGGCGAGAAGGTGGCCGAAGGACTGAAAAAGGGCATGGGGGTCAAGTCCCCGTCCACGATCGGCATCTTCGCCGGCGAGATGCTGATGGCCGGTGTGGTGAAGGCCTTCGGGGGCAGCGTCAACCACGCCATCACCGACGTGCAGCACTCCGCGTCCCAGGTTGCTAACGCGGTGACCGGGACGATGGCCGCCGCCGGCACCGTCGCCGGCACCACATACGGCACCAACCTGACCAACGGGATCAAGTCGGCGCTGAACGTCACCAACATCTCCTCGGCCGGGTTGGCTTCGGCGGCTACCGCTGAGGCGAACGCGGTGCTCGGGCGGATGGGCCTGCTCGGTCAGGCGGGGTCTGGTGCGTCGACGAACAACAACGCCGCGCCGTACGCGTTGGCGTCCGGGCCGGCGAACAGCGGAGGTGGGGGCTCGGGCGGTGACACGCACGTGCACTGCTACATCGACGGCGTCGAGCAGAAGATCCGCTACGAGATCAAGAAGAACAACCAAGCCCTCACGGCCGCGCTCGGGAGGCAGAAGCGATGACGTCACCGCCACCCAGCTATCAGACGCTGACGATGCGCCCGAACTCGACGGTCGTGGGCGCCAGCGGCGGTGTCACGCTCGTGGGCGCCGCCGCCGTGCATACGGCGTGGTCCGACAACACCGACACCTCCTATGTGCAGTTCACCTCCCGCTGTCGCACCCCCGCGCAGCGGGTGGAGGTGGGGTTCGCCGCCCCGTCGATCCCGGCCGGCGCTCAGATCTTCTCCGTCGGCGCGCAGGTCCGGGTGCTGCAGACGGTGTCCCCGGCGCCGCAGCCGGTGCATTGCGGCTGGTTCCGCTGCTCGAGGCCGCAGAACATCATCACGACGATCGTGCTGGGCTTCCTGGAGTTCCTGTTCGGCTGGACCGTGCCACAGCAACCGGTGTCGGCGACCTACACGATCCAGAACCTGCCGACCCAGGTCACCGACCCGTTCGGCAACCCCTGGACCACCGCATCGTTCACCAACTTCACGATGCCCGTCGGGCGCGACGACCTGGCCGGGAACCCGTCCCGAATCTCCGAGCTGTACGTCAACGTCACCTACAGCGTGCAGTCCACGATCACCGTCACCGCCCCCACCGGCACCGTGACCACCACCTGCCGCCCGACGGTGATCTGGACGTACGCGAACACCCAGTCCGACGCACAGCAGGCGTACCAGGTGGCGATCTACTCCGCCGCCCAGGTCGCCGCCCTGGGGTTCGCCCCGTTCGTGTCCACCCCCACCGATAGCACCGGGGGCTGGATCTTCTCGGAGATCCAGCAGTGGACCGCCGATGTGGACCTCACCAACGGGTCCTGGACCGCGTACGTGCAGGTGCAGCAGTCCTGGGCGGGCCTCGGCTCGTTCACCTCAGCGGCGGCCTCCACCACCTGGACACAGTCCATGTCCGGTGCCCCGGTCGCCGTGCTGTCCTCGGCGGTGTACGACACGGTCAACAACTGGGTGCGGTTGGACTTCGTGCCGTCCTCGAGCTCCCCGGTGACCACGTCGTTCGCGGTGCAGGTGTCGCGTGACGCGGCGCATCAGGTGTGGGGTCCGGTGCGGAACTACGCCCAGGTCGCCGCCTCGGGGATGTCCACGATCACCGCTTACGACTACGAGGCACCGTCGAACATCGCTTCTAGGTATCGGGTGTTGGCCTACGACACGGTCGCCGGAGTTGCCGTCCCGGCGTCGGCGTTCTCCAACACCATCGACGTCACCCCCAGCCGGCAAGGCTTCTTCCTGGTCAACGTGTTCAACCCGTTGCTGAACTGCCGGCTACCGGTGGCCTACATGGGTGAGGAAGTCGTCAAGCGCCGCTCAGAGGGCACGTTCGACGTGATCGGACAGCCACCACTCGGGCAGAACCATGTGAATCAGGTCAAGGTGATGGGCGCGTACTACGGGCGCAACGCCACCTTGACCCTGGTGTTCGACGAGGGCCGTTTCGCGGGCGCTTTCGCCGCGTTCGAGGCCATTGACGGGTCGAACCAGGTTCTGCTGCTGCAGTACCCGACCGGTAGGCAGCACTACGTCTCGTTCGGGCCCGGCGCGGTCGGTTCGGACGCTGCTTATACGTGGGACTTGCATCCGTCGGGCACGAAAACGAAGTACCGGATCATGACAATTTCTATCACGGAAGTGGACGCTCCCCCGATCACTTCTTAGGAGGCATCGTGCAAGGCACCTCCGATATTTTCCAGCAGCTCGTGCAAACCACGCACGAAGCTGTCTGCGAAGTCGACATCATCCAGAACGGCAAAGTCGTACTGCAACTCGTGGGCTTCGACGGACAGGTCACCGCCGACCGCACCGCCGCGCAAATGCGGTCCGCGACTGTGTCGGTCGCGGACCCGGACGGCACGTTGACCCCGGTCGATATGGCCTCGGCGTTGGCGCCGTTCGGCACCCGCATGCAGATCAAACGCGGCGTCCGCATTCCCGGGTCACAGCTGCTTTCGCGACTAGATACCGGGGCGAACGGCGGGTTCGCGCAGGGCACGAATGTCGGCACGGTCGCGGACGCGACTACTGGCTATCTCCGGATTGGACCCTGACCCGTGGCGAACTTCTGGTTTACCGGTGCCGCCGGGCGCGGGGTTCGATACTGCGACCTGGCGTTGGGCACCGACCGGTTGGCGCTCGTGCTGTTGCAGTCCGCGAGCCTGCAGGCGGACGCGACGCTGCGCAACTACACGACGCTGTCGTCCCTGCTGGCTGGCGGCAGTCTCGAAGCCACGTTCACCAACTACGCCCGGATCTTCATCACCTCCGGTATCACCGTCACGCCGGACACGACCATCCACAAGAACACGGTGTCGATCGCCAGCCAGAGCTGGTTGGCGGCCGGTGGTGCGCTGAACAACACGGTGGCCAAGCTGCTGATCTGCTACCAGCCCACCTCCGGGGCCACCGACGCGCAGACCGTGCCGCTGTTCAACTGCGACGTGTCCGCGACCACCACCGGATCCAACTACAACGTGACCATCAGCTCCGGTATCGCGGTAGCTACGGCGACCTAGGCCATGCCGTACCCGGTAGCACTTCTCGATGCCGAAGTTGACGTCAGCAATAGTGGCACAGCGGGAACCACCCAGCCGTTGACCGTGGGTAGCAATTTCCAGCCAGGCGACCTGCGGCTGGCCTATGTCGCTGTATGGAATAGCTCAGCGGCATTGGTCAGCGCCCCCGGGTGGACCCG